GCTTTAGGGCAGCGCCTGTGCATGATTGGTCGTCGCATGCTGCGGATGCTTTCAGGTATTTGGCAGTCGGTATTCGAGAAGATAGAGGACGCATGGCTGCGCCTCAAGCAAGGGCGGTGATGGATTATGATCCATTTGCGGCATAGGAGATAGGCATGAGCTTTTGGAGTAAGGTAAAAGATTTTTTTAGTGGTGGGTCAGCCGCTAATAATAAGTCTGGTAGGACTAGCAGTTCGGCAGATAATTTTGATGATAGCAATGAAGGCTATAGAAATTACTCTGGCAACTTGGCTAATGATCTTACAATGGGCCTGTCAACTTTTGGTTTGTCAGGAGAAGCGCAAGCGGAAAAACTAGCAGACTTAGGATACAGTCCGGGTGCCATCCAAGATTATCAAAACCGCACGGCTGAAAGTAAAAAGCGTTTAGCAGAACAGCCTTCAGGCGGCGGGGGTGATGACAATAACGATGTTGTAACAACAACCACTACAGACACAAGCACAGACACAGATACTGACACCACAACCAGCACCGACACAACCACAAACTTAGACACAGATACGAATACAGCTTTAACGAATGTTGAAACGATTTCGACAAATACATTTACTGATAATGCTGATTTTTCCGCAGATGTGTCTGTTGGCGCGGCAGAAGACGAAGCAATTGACCTGATGAAAAAAGGCCGCAAGGCGACGATCCTGACATCATCTAAGGGCTTGCTAAGTGGCGATGAAGAGGGTGATGGTCGCACCCGCCGCCGCCGTTCATTGATTGGTGGATGATATGCTGATTGAAAAAAAGAAGTTGACGAATATAGCTGGACTGATGGGCGGCAACGCTGCCCAGCCTGCCGCGATGTTGGGGCAGGCGACAGTTGATCCGTTAGAGCGTGCGCAGCAGAAAATGGCTGGACGGACGCAGGGTGGCGCGTTGGCTGGCGTTCAGGACAAGAAGGTGCGCCCTAAGCGCACGTTAATGACAAACTATGGGATAGGCTAATGGTACAGGTTAATCCGCTCGTTGCGCGTTTGGACAAGAGATATAAGACGTTGCAATCGCAGCGGACAAACTGGGAAAAGCATTGGCAGGAGCTGGCAGACTTTATGCTGCCGCGCAAAGCTGACATTACCAAGAAACGGACGCAGGGTGACAAGCGGACTGACTTGATTTTTGACGGCACGGCGATCCATGCTGTTGAGCTGTTGGCATCTAGCCTGCATGGCATGCTGACATCGCCAAGCACGCCGTGGTTTTCGATGCGGTATCGCAGCCCGGGCTTGCAGCGTGATGATGCTGCTAATGAGTGGTTGGAGCTGTGCATGGATCAGATGTACCAGCATTTCAATCGTTCAAACTTCCAGCAAGAGATACATGAGCTGTATTATGACTTGGTGGTGTTTGGAACTGGCGCGTTTTATGTTTCTGCTGAAGAGGATGGCTTGCGGTTTGCGTGCCGCCACGTTGCAGAAATTTGCATTAGCGAAGACCCTGATGGTCGTGTTGATACAGTGTATCGAAAGTTTAAATTGTCTGCGCGGGCGATTGCAATGCAGTTCCCGAAAGCGAATTTGCCACGCAGCGTTGCAAAAGACCTAGAAGAAGACCCCTATAAAGAGCATGAGGTTATTCATGCGGTATTCCCCCGGGCAGAAGCGAAAGGCAAGCTGGCAAAGCAGAAGCCTGTCGCGTCTGTTTATTATCTAGCCGACAAGCGGGAGCTGCTGTCAGAGGGCGGCTTTGATGAGTTTCCGTTCATGTGTCCGCGATTTGTCAAGGATAGCGTCAGCACTTATGGGCGTTCGCCTGCCATGACTGCCTTGCCTGATGTTAAGATGCTTAACAAAATGTCGGAAACGACAATCAAGGCAGCGCAAAAGCAGATTGACCCGCCACTGATGGTGCCTGATGATGGATTTATGATGCCAGTGCGTACAACGCCGGGCGCATTAAACTTTTACCGCTCTGGCACAAGGGATCGTTTGGAGCCGTTGAACATCGGCGCAAACAATCCCTTGGGCTTGAATATGGAAGAGCAACGCCGCAATGCTATTCGGCAGGCGTTTTATGTTGACCAGTTGCTGTTGGGCCAAGGGTCTAACATGACTGCGACAGAAGTATTGCAGAGGAATGAAGAGAAAATGCGCCTGCTTGGGCCTGTCCTCGGTCGCCTTCAAGCAGAACTGCTCCAACCGCTTATTTCTCGCTCCTTTGCATTGCTCCTTCGGGCGGGCCTTCTCCCAGCCCCGCCCGAGGAGCTTCAAGGTCAGGATATTGACATAGAGTATGTTTCACCACTTGCCAAGGCTCAGAAGCTGACAGACTTGCAGGCGATGCTGCGCGGGTTTGAAATCTTGTTGCAGGTTAGCCAAGTTGCGCCTGTCACGGATTATTTGGATGGCGATGCGATGGTGCAGTATTTGGTTGAGACTGCTGGCCTGCCAGCGCGTGTGATACGCGGCACGGCAGAAGTAGAAGAGGTGCGCCGTCAGCAGGCCGAGCAGGCAGCGATGCAGCAGCAGATGCAGCAAGAGATGATGGCGGCTGAAGCTGCTGGCAAGGTTGCGCCCTTTGTAAAAGCGACTGAAGGCGGTGGGCAGTGAAGAAAGTCGAAGATTTAAAACTAGCCTATCGGCGCACGTTCAATACAGATGACGGTGCGCAAGTATTGAGTGATCTCAAAACCCGGTTTGGGTTTGAGGCAACCACATTTTCTGGCGATCCTTATGAAACTGCATTTAACGAAGGACAACGCGCGGCTGTGCTGCTGATCGTCAGAATGTTGTCCGAAGAGAAGGATAAAGTATGAGCGAAGAGGCAATCCAAGATAGTGGATCTCAAGAGGCTGTTGCAGAGGCACCAGTTAGCTTTTTGGAAAGTTTACCAGAAGACTTGCGCAATGAGCCAAGCCTGCGCACGTTCACTGACCCGGGAGCATTGGCAAAAAGTTATGTAAATGCCCAGCGCATGATTGGCGCTGACAAAGTAGCGCGTCCGGGCAAGAGCTGGACGGATGATCAGTACAATGAGTTTTACAGCGCTATTGGTCGCCCAGACAGCGCGGATGGGTATGATGCCAACTTTGGTGACGATGCGGACAGTGAGCAGACAGCTCGTTTCCGTCAGATTGCTTGGGAAGCAGGCTTGCAGCCCCGGCAGTTGAGCAAGATCGTTGACTTCTTTAACGAAGCTGGCACAGAGGCTCAGACAGCCACGCAGACGCGCACAGAAGAGGCTGTGTTTGCGGCAGAGCAAGAACTGCGGTCTGAGTTCGGACAAGCGTTTGAGCAGCGTATGGGGCTTGCACAGAACGCTGCGCGTACATTGTTAGGCAACGAAGGCATGGAGATGTTTGAGAATGTCCAGTTGTCTGATGGTCGGATGCTCGGCGATCACCCTGACGTTGTTCGGATGTTTGCAAAGCTAGCTGAACAGATTGGCGAAGACAATTTGGTTGGTGAGCCGACAGAGTTAATAATGACCCCTGAAGAGGCAAAATCTCGCATATCAGAGATGACTAGACGAGATGGCCCTTATTTTGATAAGATGCATCCAGAACATGATGCATACATCGAAGAGGTGTTGCGTCTTCGAGAGTTCTTATAGTGGATAACCATATGGCCCACGAATAAGCTTGTACTCAAGTGGAGTAGCTGCCCTAAGCAGTAGCACGGCCCCGAAAGGGATAACCAAGCGCAGCAAAAACTGAAACTTAGCTAGGAGGTGACAAGATGTCTACCCAAGTAACTACAGCTTTTGTCAATCAGTTTTCATCAAACATCCAGATGCTGTCACAGCAAATGGGTTCTCTGCTGCGTAACGCGGTAGATGTTGAAAGCGTAAATGGCGAAAAAGCTTTCTTTGATCAAGTTGGTTCAGCGGCAGCGCAATTGCGTACAACCCGCCACGCCGACACACCATTGATCGACACACCACACTCACGCCGCATGGTCACAATGTCTGACTATGAGTATGCAGACTTGATCGACGATCAGGATAAAATCCGCATGCTTGTTGATCCGACATCAACATACTCACGCGCAGCGGCTGCTGCGATGGGTCGTGCAATGGATGATGTGATCATCACAGCCGCTTTGGGCGATGCGTCCACAGGCAAAGACGGTTCAACAACAACATCATTCGACACAGCTAATAACCAAATCGCGGCGGCAACGTCAGGTTTGACATTGGCTAAGTTGATCCAAGCAAAAGAAATCTTGGATGCTGGTGACGTTGATCCATCAATCCCACGTTACATTGCTGTGTCTCCAAAGCAGGTTACTGACCTGTTGAACAACACAACAGTAACATCAAGCGACTACAACACAGTCAAGGCGCTTGCGATGGGTGAAATCAACACATTCGTTGGCTTCAACTTTATCGTGACAAACCGTCTTGGTGTTGATGCTTCAACTGACCGCCGCTGCTTTGCATGGGCGCAGGACGGCATCAAAGTTGCAATGGGTAAAGAGCCTACAGCCCGCATTGATGAGCGTGCTGACAAATCATACGCAACGCAGGTTTTCTACTGCCAAACTCTAGGTGCGACACGCATGGAAGAGGCGAAGGTTGTAGAAGTACTTTGCCAAGAGTAAATAAGTCGGGGCGGTTCGCCGCCCCTTCCTTTACATGGAGATAGCTGATGACCAGTACGGTTGATATTGCCAACTACGCGCTGAACAGTTTGGGAGCCAACAACATCTCAAGCTTTGACGAAAACAGTAAGCCAGCGCGATTGATCAATCAGCGTTTTGAAAGTGTACGCGACAGCGTGTTTCGTGCGCATCCTTGGAACTGCCTAATCCGCAGGGCTGAGTTAGCGAAAGAAACAGAAGCACCTGCATTTGGTTATGCAAATCAGTATGCACTCCCAACCAATCCATATTGTCTGCGCGTGCTAGAATTTAGCAACGGCACTTTGTCGTATCCGCAGGATAATATGTTTAGTAATACTGGCGGCCCGGTGTTTGTCATCGAAGGTCGCAAGCTGCTTTCTGATGAAGGCACAGTGAAGATTAAGTATGTTGCCCGGGTGACTGACCCGCAGGAGTACGATGCCAGCTTGATTGATGTGTTGGCTGCTGCTCTAGCGTTTGAAATCAGTTATGCGATCACAGGGTCAAACACAGTCAAGCAAATGATGGCTGCTGAGTATTCTGACAAACTGAAACAAGCAACATTTGTAGATGGAACCGAAGGTGCGCCACAGCGACTAGAGGCAAGCGAGTTTATTGAAGCGAGGTTCTAAATGGCGCGATCTGCACCAGCGATTAGCACATTCACCGCAGGGGAAATCTCACCGCGCCTAGAAGGGCGCGTGACGATTGAAAAGTACCGCGAGGGGCTGTCTACCCTAACCAACATGATTGTGCAGCCACACGGCGGCGTGACGCGCCGTCCGGGTACAGAATACCTTGGGGAAGTCAAAGACAGCTCAAGCGTGACCCGGCTCATTCCGTTTGAGTTTAAGACAGCAGACACCTACGCCCTAGAATTTGGCAATCAATACATGCGCGTGTTTCGTAATGGCTTGCAGGTTTTGGAAGACAGCGAGAAGACAGTTACGGCTGTCACGCAGGCAAACCCCGGGGTATTTACCGCATCCAGCCACGGCCTAAGCAATGGCGATGAGGTTTATCTTTATAACACCAGCGGTGACATGACAGAGCTGGCTGCCCGAAACTACCTTGTTGCAAACTCTACAAGCAGCACGTTTACGCTGACCGACTTGTTTGGCAATGACATCGACACGACAAACTTTACTGCTTATGGCGGCACAGGGATTAGCGTTGACCGTATATACGAGGTTGCCACACCTTACACATCAGATCAGGTAAATGATGTGCGGTTTGCGCAGTCGGCTGACGTTATGTACCTTGTGCATCCAAGCCACGCGATCCGCACGCTGTCTCGGACAGATCACAATGCTTGGACATTTGCTACTCCAACGATAAACGAAAACAACACGCCGTCACTTGTAGGTACAGACAATTATCCTAGTGTTGTTACCTTCTTTGAACAGCGTCTGGTTTTTGCTGCGTCTAACAACAATCCGCAGACACTGTGGTTTTCCCAAAGTGCAGATTATCTAAACTTTCACACAGGCACGGCTGATAACAATGCGCTGATCTATACGATTGCGTCGAACAAAGTGAACGCAATCCGCTATTTGTCTGCAACGCGGATTTTGAATATTGGCACATCTGGCGGTGAGTATGTCTTGACCACAACAAACGGTGGCCCGGTCACGCCATCACAGACTGTGATCCGCAAATATTCCAACTATGGCTGCATTGACAGCGAGGTTGTGCAGGTTGCTGACGTTACTTTGTTTGCCCAGCGCGGTGCGCGTAAAGTGCGAGAGTTCCGTTATATCGGTGAGGTTGATGTGGCAGGCTACGCTGCGCCTGACATCACGATCCTTGCGGAGCATTTGACTGAGGGCGGCATTCAAGAGTTTGCGTATCAGCAGGAACCAGAAAGCATCATCTGGGCGCGTCGAGCTGATGGCACGTTGCTTGGCTTGACGTATCGCCGGGAAGAGGAAGTGGTTGCGTGGCACAAGCACATTATCGGCGGCTCGTTTAATGGCGGCAATGCTGTTGTTGATAGCATCATTACCCTGCCGACAGACAGCGGCGAAGACGAGCTGTATATGATTGTAAAGCGCACCATCAATGGTGTCACAAAACGATACGTTGAAGTGATGAAGGCATTTGACTTTGGCGGCGACACAACTGCTGCATTCTTTGTTGATAGCGGTCTAGTTTACGCAGGGTCAGCAACGACAACGCTGTCTGGCCTGTACCACCTAGAAGGCGAAACAATGTCTGTGCTTGCAAATGGCGCAACGCACGCTGACAAGGTTGTTTCTGGTGGCGGTATAGGGTTAGATTTTAGCGCGACAAGCGGAGCCGTTGGCTTTGGCTTTACCAGTGAAATGCAGACGCTACGCCTAGAGGGTGGGTCATCTGACGGCACATCTCAGGGCAAGCCAAAGCGCATCCACGATATTACCGTGCGTTTCCATGAGACTGTCGGCGCAGAGGTTGGAACAGACAGCGGAAACGCTGACCGCATCTTTTTCCGTGACAGCTCTATGAATATGGACGAAGCTGTGCCATTATTTACAGGAGACAAAGAAATCGAGTTTGCGGGCGGTTTCACTGACGGTGATCGCATCTATGTGCGGCAATCACAGCCACTACCAATGACGGTTCTAGCGTTGTATCCACGCATGAATACGTTTGATTTGTGAGGTGATTGATGTTTGAAATATTAACACTAGGGGCCACACTCCTTGGCGGGATAAGCCAAAAGAAGTCCTCTGACCGGGCTGCCAAAGCATATGAAGAAGTCGCAGAATTTAATGCGAAGATGGAAGAGCGAAATGTTGATCTGATTGAAAAGCAGATTGAAATTTCTAACCGAGTTCGCATTTTAGATGAAAGACAGCAAAGATTTAGGTTTGGCGAAACGCAAGGTGGCGTTATCGCGGGCTTTAGTGCGGCTGGCATAGATATATCTGAAGGCACGCCAATGCGCGTGTTGCGTCAGAATGCGCGTGAGTTTGAGTATGACCAAGCCAAGCTAGATTTCAACTTAGCTGTCAATGTAATGCAAATGCGTGACGCACAAGAGGATGCAAGACTTAGGGCAGAGGTTTCACGGCTTGAAGGTAAGGCTGGTGCGGCTTCTACTAGGGCGCAAGGCTCGGCTAGCTTGATTAGTGCATTTGGCTCTGCTGCACGGTTTGGTTATCAAGAAAACATATTTGGCATGAGAACATGAGAATACCAATTTACAGATCACAGGTTGGTTTAACAACAGAGGCTCCCGGCAGACCTTTTACGGCGCGTAAAAGTGCGCAACCTTTTGTTCGTCAGGCTCTAGCAAAAAGCGCTCCTTTTGAGGCACTTACAAAAGAAGTTGGCGAATACAGCATTATGCGCGTTAAGATGATTAACGAGGCAAAAAGAAACGAAGCAATCTTTGCAGCTAAAGAGGGTTTGCTAACTGCTGTTGATGAATTTGAGAGCGACAAAAACCCCTACGATATTTTCAACGAAGACGGCACAGGTCGGTGGTCTGAAACTGTTGAGCGTTTGCGTAAAGAAATGCGCCTAAAGGTTGGCAGAAACAGAGAAGAGCTTGCAGCTTTTGACAACGCATTTTCGCAGGCCGAGCTTTCGTTGCGCTTTAAACTAAAAGACACAGTTGACGCGCGTATCGAAAAAATGCGCCAAGCGGCTTTGGATGCTCGTAACGATCAGTTTATAGCAAAGTGGAGCAACCCATTTGCTAACCCGCAGACATTTGGACTAGAGAACGCGGAAAACACTGCAATGCTCCAGCAGGCTGTTGCGAATGGCGGGATCAATCCTCAGATCGTGCAAATGGTCGGTGCGAAAAACTTAGACAAAATTACAGAAAATGTTGTTGAGGCATACGCCGGGACTGATCCAAATCGCGTATTCGCATTGGCAACTTACCTTGATTTGCTAGATGAGGCCACAGCAAGCGGAGAGCTTGATGCAACGGCAATTGCCCGGATTGAAGGCTTGCCGCTTCCAAATTCAGAGTGGACACGAACAATCCTTGCGTCAGTAGATCGCGGCAAAGCAAGAGAAGTTTTGGCAAAAGTAATGACTGCCGCCAACAAATTTGAAAGTTATCGGAAAAAGCAAAGCGATAAGGTTGATAAAAATCGCAGCGATACGCTAGATCGTTTAAAGCTTTTAACATTCTCAAGCGATACAGATGGAGACAACCCTATATACCTAGAGGGCTTTTTGGATAAATATAAGTCTGTTCTTGGGCAAGCTATGGTGGACGAAATAGACGCAAAAAAATCAACAACCTTTCAAGAAGGTGAAGCTGTTGATTATATTGAAGGCTCTGTGCTTAGGGAAGTTCTCAAGCCATTTTTGTTAAGCACTAATCAGCTTACACTAGACGAGCAGGCTAAGTTAGAGAAAAAGATAGAGGCTGGCCCGGCGGCGTATGCATCTGTTGACAACCAAGATGCTGTTGACAGGCTTACAAGGATGATTGAAACATCAGATAATTTTGCGGCGACAAGAACATATTTAGAAGATAGCAGCCCTTTTCTAACCGCAGCAACTTATGCAAAGTTTGACAAAGACCTTGATGCCGCTGAAAGATTACAGCAGTCAAATCTTCGCACTGAATTAGACAGAGTTATATCCTACGTCCGAGATGAGTTAAACTTTGTAGACCGCGACAACCTGACATCATCTGAGCGTGTATCCAATCAGAGCGCTAAAAAAGTTTCTGCTGCCTTAAAACGCATGGTTTTGGAAGGCAATGTAACTGAAGATCAAATCCTTGACGAAGCTGACAAGCTTATTAAGGCAGAAAAGACCGCAGCTAAGAAGCAGCTAATGCCTTTATATAGAGCGCAATTAACTTTAATGAACGGCAACAATTATTTTAGAGGTGCAATTAGCCCCTCTAGTGTTACCCCACTTGAAGACCTGCAAGCAAGATTAGAGCAAATCTTGGCAGAAAATCCAAATCTGGGGTCAACTGTTGAACCATATTACAATACGTTCTACGCCAACATCTATTCTTTTGTAGAAAGAGGGCTGTTCGATGAGTGATCTAAACTACGATGTTGATGCCGAGATCGGCAAGTACATTGATGCCTACAACATCAAAAGGTCTGGACTAGGCCCAAGCAACTTGCCTTTTGCAAAGCGCAGATACAATCCAGTGACAGGGCAAAATGATGTTCTGTCCCGCATGGAAAACGGTGGTTATTACGTTGCAGGCTCAGAGCCTATTGCAATGACTGAGGCACCAGCGCAGCCGCAAGCTCCAATTCCTGACGAAGCGCCAACAACAGACATCGGCCCCCAAGTTGAAAGCTTGCAGCAATATGTGCAGAACAACTTGGGCGGCAAGTTTGAAATGGCTGACTTAGAAGCTGCGGGATATTCGCAAGAGGTTATTAACGCGGCTGGCTATGGCACGCAGCCAGAGCCTATGTTCCCGCCTAAACCTCAAGCAGACCCAGAAAATCCTGAGCCGCTAGATGAGCAAGAGATCGCAGAGATCATTGCATCAGGACAGCCAATGTTTCAGGTCGATCCTACGCTACGACAGGAAGGCTCCCGCATTGTTTCAACGTATTTCTTTGACTTAGCTGTTGATGGATTGCGGCAGGAGCTAGAAGAGCAGTACACAAGCCAAACTGGGCAGCCAATACCACCAAGGGGGTCTGACGATTATCCGCGATCTATTGAAGAGGAATTGCGTACAAGAGAGGGCGAATTGCTACGCAACGCAGAGGTTTATTCCAATGCGCTGTTTGGAACAGGCGCGACAGGCTTTGAGGTTGGCGCTGGTGACTTTTTGACTGCTGGCGTTATGGACATCCAAGAAGGTTATCGGATGTTCAATCAGCAGCGCGACGAGAATGGCGGCACAGCCGCTGGGCGTGCAATTGGCGTTGCGATTATGGCGGCTGGTGTTGCCGAGGCCACAGGTGTTGGCTATGCGTTTGGCAAGCTGCTGAAGCGTGGCGCTAAGGCAATGCAGCCAGCGATTGTTCGCATGGGCGAAGAGGCGCAGGGCCGAATTGATGCAGAAGGTGCAACGCTGTTTAGCAATCCAGTAGGGCCAATCGTGGATCGCGGCTTGGCTGCGGCTGGTAGGTTGGTTGCGCCAGAGGGCGTAAAGATTGGGCCGCCAAGTGATGTGCCTATGGTTTCACAATTGCAGCCTCAGTACCGCGTCACAGTTGAAAACGCGCCAATAATCGGGACAGGCAAGCAGTCATTTATTCCTAAGAAAATGACACCTAAGAATTATGATGCTGCTTCAGGTAACTTGCAAACTCTAGAGACTGAGTTTGCAGACCCTCTAGCAAGCCAAGAAAATTACGCGCTTATGATGTCGCGTGTGCAAAACGCGACAGAGGTTCCAGCCCCACCAGCTTGGATGATTGAGCATGCTAATGACACTGATAAATGGGCTGATTGGTTTAAGGGCTTAACTAAAAGTCAAATTAAAGCCGCAGACGATGGTCTGGCAATTCAAGAAGACTTTAAAGCTGCCTACAATTCAGGCGCTGGGCCAGAGCTTACTGGTCAACTAATGCTTTGGTCTATACTTTCTAGACGCATGTCAGCGTTCCCGCATGAGGGTGGCTATCTAGAGCTTGCGGAAGCGGCAACGCCATTTATCCAAAAGGCTGCACGCGGAGAGTGGACAGATGCTGACACAGAGCAGTGGTTGGCTATGGTTCCCACAACTATACCACAAGGCACCCCCGGGCGTTCGGCAATATCTAATGCAAACGATTTCGGCAAAGTGTTTCTAAAGAAAATGGCAGCTGTTGATGAGAACGGTGTTTCCGCTTTGTCAAAGCTGCACGATATGATTGCTGATCCCAATATGACAAGCGCTGAAATACGCAGGGCGTACTATGGATTGGCTGAAGATACAGGAATTGCCAATAAAATTCTTTCGTTTGCACTGCTTGTTTCTGGTCGAAATGATGTGGTTGTTCTGGATCGCATTCAAATCAACCGTATGTGGGCTGGCGGCGAAAAGATTTATGATGATGTTTACACTCAATTTGAGGGCGCACAAGGATTGGCTCAGTATGAAGCTTTGGAGCGGTCATTGGCTAGCCGCATAGATGAGCTGTACGCTAAAGCTGGGCGCACAGATGGGTCAGTTGGCAAATATCATTGGGAAAGCTGGGTTCTTTCATCAGGCCAAGTTGTTTCGCATCCAACACTAAAAGCTGTCGTGGGGTCAGGGTCGCCGTCTAAAGGCGCGAATATAAAGCCAACAGAGTTAACGCCAGTAGCTGAAGGGCGCTTCCATGTTAAATATTCTGGCGTTGTTTATGAAAAAACACCGGGCGGCAAGAATAGGTATGTGTACAGCACTAGCGATGGCACCCCATATGAATTTACAAAAAAACAGCTAGATGATATGTTCAAGGAAGTATTCAAAAAGAAATCAGGCGTTTTGCCTGATAACTTCCCCGGGGTAAGTGCCTTTGAAGGTGGCAACAAGCCTTGGTATGAGTTTGAAGGAGTAGATCGTGGAAAGTTCGACGCAATCATCAGACAAAGCGGCAAGTCAGTCTCCGACTGATGTAATGTCTTTAGTTAAGTCTCTTTACCGCAAGCGTGAAGCTATGCCAATGGAGGCAGAGCCTGAAGAGCAAGATGTAAATCTAGACACAGAATAGAGACAATAATGGCAGTCGATCCAACCCAGCTAGCAGAAGACCAAGAAGCCCGGCAGCGTGCCAACATTACTGGCGCACCTACTGAATTTGCCAAGGGGCCAGAGCAGGAAGGCATTGAAGTTGCGGGCGCTTTTGGCGAGTTGCTGGGCTTGGTTGGTAAGCTTAACCCAACCGTAAAGCCAAAACCGCAGCCTGTCTTGCCTGATGCAGCAACCCCACCCGCCCCAACAGTAGGCCGTCCACCCACCTCGGCAGAAACGCCACTGGCTGAAGCTGGATCGCCTTTGTATTCGTATCAAGATGTACAACGCCAGACAGCGCCTGACGTATTAGAACCACCAGCACTGGCAGAATTTGAACGCCGAGGCTTTCAAGCGTTTCCTAATCCTGATCAGACAACACTTGATCAGGCTAGAGAGTTTGTTGAAGAGGATGCTCTGCGTGCGCAAAAAACAGCCGAAGAGGTTAAGAAAAAGGGGCAGCTTACAATCGGCGCTGCGCTAAAAGATCGCGGTGTACGGTCACAAGACTTGTTAAGTGGCGATAGAACGCAAAGCGTTCTTGAGCGCATGGCGCAAATGAAAACAGAAGTCCAAGGCATTAAGAACGGTGGCGACTTTAACACAGACTTAATTTTAACTGGCGAAGACTTGCATTTAGCCTTAGAAACCTTGTCTGAAGATTTTGCAAGTGAAATGGATGTTGTTAAGCGCGGCATCATTACGCAAGACCAGACAAGAGAAGAAGCTGCAAGAATAATTGCGACAGATGAGCTGGGCTTTACGAAAGAGCTGCTCAACAGGCAGATTGGTGACGGATCATTTAACGCTGCAAAAACACTAGCGGCCCGGCAGTTGCTCGTTATCAATATGGAGCGGCTGCTTGATACATACGCTAAAATTAAAGCAGACATGGTGACAGGAACTGTATCAGATGCAGACCTTTTGGCATTTAGACGGCAGCTCACAATCCAAGCTGCAATTCAAATCCAAACTAAGGGCAATCAAACAGAAGCTGCTCGGACGTTAAATATTTTTAATGTTCCTGTGGCTGGTGGAGATGAAGCTGAAGCTGCTGCAAGAAACGCAGCACGTTTGCTAGATGAAAGCGGTGGCAAAGAAGTCACGATGGAAATGGTTGAGCGCTTTGGGCAAATTGCCGAGGCAGACGAGCCAATCAAAGGTATCAACATTTTTTCAATAAAAGCATACGCGGCAAAAGCAAAAGAGGTTGTTCACCAAGCTTACATGGCTGGCCTTTTGTCTAACCCTGCAACGCAGGTTAAAAACATTTTAGGCACTGGATCATATATGCTGTACCAAATACCGTCAGAGCTTTTGGCTGGTGCATATGGTTCAGCATTTAGAAAAGTTCAGGCATTGCGCGGCAAAGACATTGACCCCGAGCAAGTATATATGCGTGACGCTCTGTTGCGCATGAAGGGCTGGAGCGACAGCCTTAGCGATGCTTGGAGCGCAGGAGCCTTGGCATTCAGAACAGAGCTGCCCAGCGGTGGGCGCAACCGATACGACTTAGAAATTTACAATCCTGTTGGTGATGCTGAAGAAACATTCTTTTCTAAATCGCTGTCAGTAACAGGCAAGGCTGTTCGCCTTCCGTTTAGATTTTTGCTTGGTGCTGATGAGTTCTTTAAGGTTATGTCATCCCGGGGTGAGCTGTATACAGCCGTGAGCCGCCGATATGGCGATCTTATTCTGCAAGGCAAAACAGACGAAGAGGCGTTGGCAGAAGCTGGCATGTTGCTTCTTGACCCTAAAGCCGTTGATGAAGTGCTTGATGTGAAAGCTAAGTACGACACAATGCAGTCTGACTTAGGGGCGCTAGGCAAATTGACAGGGCCAATCCAAAACTCTTTCTTTGGGCGGTTTATTCTGCCATTCGCCACAGCACCAACAAACAGCATGCTAAGAGTTGTTGAAAACTCTCCACTTGGCATTGCTAAAGTGGCGACAGCTAAAACTCCAAAAGACAAGCAGATAGCTGCTGCCCGGGCCACTATGGGCGCTGGGGCAATGTATATATTTGGGCAGTATGCTGTTGAGGGGCGTATAACAGGATCGCGTCCAATGAATAAGGCAGCGCGTGAGGCTTTGCCGCCCGGCTGGCAGCCTTACAGCTTTGTCGTTAGAGGTGATGGGTTCCCTGAAGGCATGCCGTTGTATGACGAGTATGGTCGGCCCAATGGCCCCTTGAAGTATATTTCATACGCAGGATTTGAACCTGTGGGCGCAATCATTGGCATATCTGCTGACTACGCTCAAAGAGCCTCTGAGCTTCCACCCGGAGAAGGCACGCAGAAATACTTAATGGATCGTGCTGGGCTAATGTCTTACGTCATTGCTGATTATATGTCTGAGATGCCAATGCTACAGGGTATTGGTGACATATCAGATGCGCTGAAGGGCGAAGGCTTGGAAAACATTTTGCGCAGCTACCCGCAAAGCGCAGCATATCCCGGCGTTGTCCCAAACCCGCTAAGTGGTTTGCAGCGCGGCTTGTATGATTTGGGGCTGTTTGGCGGTG